GACCCGGTCTCCGAAGTCCTGAAACAACGTCGCACCTTACAGCAGCAGATCGGCGATTTCCCTAACTACCTGCTGGTCTCGCAGCCGGTGCTGGATACGCTGGCCAACCATCCCCGCATCCTGGACCGCGTGAAGTACACGGCCAACGGCGCCCGTAACCAGCTTGACGAGCAGGACCTGGCGCGGGTGTTCAAGGTCGAAAAGGTACTGGTCGCCGCGGCACTCTATCAGACCTCGTATGAAGGTGAGGCTGACAGCCTCGGCTACATCATGGGCAAGAACGCTATGCTGTTCTACCGCCCGCCACGGCCTGGCATCCGCGTGCCCAGCTTCGGCTACACCTTCTTCTGGGCAAAGCGCTCGGGAGTGCTGCGGTGGCGCGAGCTCTCGCTCGAGTCGGACTTCATCCGCGTGAAGAAGTATTACGCGCAGCAGGTGATTGCAGCCAACGCGGCGTACCTGTGGCTGAACGCGAGCGCGTGATCCGCCATTCTTGTTGGCGGATCGGAATAGTGAATGGTGAATAGTAAATGGCGGTCCCGAGCCGACCGCTCTTAATCCACCATTCACTCCCGCCGTGGCGGGACCATTCACTATTTGAAGCGAAATCGGAGGGAGTATGTCAATTGCGGTAAGTACGGCCAACCAAGATTTGGTTGTGGACAACCGTGGCTATTTGCCTGTGCTCGCCACCCTGGATGTGACCGGCATGACCGCAGCGGCGACGAACACCGTGCCGCACGGTTTGCCACGCATCCCCAGGCGGGTGTGGTTTACGGGGATAGCGAGCGGAGCCAATGCTCCAGCTTGCAGTTTGGACACCTCGAGCGTGGCGGCCGGCTTTGATGCCACGAACATTTACATTTTCACGCCGTCCGGCGTGACAAGCGTGCTGGTGCACGTCGAATACTGAGGGAAGGGTGAATTGTAAAGTGTAAAGGATCACGGCTTCAGCCTTTAGCCTTTACCCTTCACCCTTTAAACTTTTATGTCTTATTGCACTGTGGACGATGTTTGTAGCGCCTTTCCGCGTTTCGTGCGGAATGCGCCCAATTCGATTCAGGACGCGCAGATCCAGGACTGGATTGACGACCGCAAGGCGCGCATCCGCTCCGCGCTCTACGCGCGGGCCATCGATCCCGACGCGATGGAGCTTACGCCCGACCAGGCGAACTTCCTACGGGCGCTCAACCGTGACGGGGCCATCGCCGACCTCGGCGACGCGCTGCAAGGGAACGTCTCACTCCAGCCGGGTGAGTCTTCGCAAGCCGACCAGCGCCGGCAATCCTTCGAACGCCAGATCGCGGAGATCAAGCAGGGCTTGTACGACAAGCTCTTTAGCCTGCTTGCAAAGACGGTGGAAATCGAGCCCACCTTGGGCGGCACCGCAGGCGGCGAAACCGACCGCTCCACGGCGTTTGACCGAGGTGAGGATAAGGCCTTTTCGAAGAATCAGGTCTTTTGAGTGGTGAATCGTAAATGGTGAATAGTGAATTGAGAAGTCGCATTTCGGGCTGGTCCCGTCCCGCCATGGTGGGAGGACGGGCCTGCCATTTACTATTCACCATTCAGAATTAAAATGTGGATTTCCTACTACAACGCTGGCCTATCGAAGCAGGTAGTTCGGCAACTACTCGCTGTGGTGAAGCGCGATATTCAGGCGGCGCTCGATTTCGTCTCCGGCGTCCCCGGCTCTTACGCGCCCTTCGCCGAATACGATTTGGCATTGCTCCCAGTACAGCAGTTCCCGGCGATTCTGCTGACCCCCGATTCGGTGACTTTCGACGAAGAGGCAAACTCTACCCTACACCAGACGATGCGGCTCACCTGCGTAATCGCGGTCACGCATCAGGACCGCAATACCCTGGCCGAGATGACCCAGGATTACGCGCGAGCCGTGCGGGCGGTGCTCGACACGCTTTGGGAATCGACGCCGGGCGATTTCCTGCTCACCAATCTTCCGTTACCTTCGCCGCCCTTCCCGAACGGTGCGCTCTCGCCGGGACTCGCGAGCGGGAAGCTCATGAAGATTTTTCCTGAAGGTCACACGCTTGAAGAAATTCGCCGCAGACCTCAGAGCGGCTTTGCCATGGCAGCGACGATGTCGATCGTGGTGGAGATAGAAGAAACATGAGGAGTCGGGAGTTGAAGAGTCGAAGAGTTAAAGAGTCGAGAAGTTCGATTTTCAACTCTTCGACTTTTCGACTCTATGACCTTCGACTCTTTGACTAAGAAGGAGAATCTGTGACCGCACCACTTTCACCAACCTCAATTCACCAAGGTCCGGGCCGCTTGTGGCTCTACGTGCCTGAGCCTGCCCACGGCAACCGGCTGGTCATCGGGCCAGACGGCTCGCCGGCACAGCCGGCCGGGCTCGGCGCGTGGGCGGCGACGACCGCCTATATGGTCGGCCAGATGATTAAGGACGCAAGCAACAACACGGAATTGTGCCTCGTCGCCGGGACATCCGGGGCGGCGGCCCCGCCGTGGCTTACCGCCCCTGGCCCGCCCATCACGGATGGCACCGCGAGCTGGTTGTTTGCGGGTGCGTACGGAGCCTATTGTGCCGGGGCTACGGAAGGCGCGATCACTTCCACCCTGACGCCGAAGTACGAAGAGATTGGAGCCGATCAGGTCTCCTCTCCCATCGACGTGGTGATGACTACCGACGCCTACGAGATCGCCGTCACGATCAAGCAGTCGAACCTTGCCAACTTGACCAACTTCTTTCCGCCGGGCACCTTCTCGACCGGTACGGACACCAATCAGCCCTCCGGCGCGCAGTCGTACGAGCAGATCACCTTCGGCGGCATTATTCCTGTGCCCAAGATTGGCGTAGCAGCCATCTCTCCGCGTCGCGACGTGACGGGAAAGTTCGTAATCTCGCATCTCTACCAGGCGTACCAGGCCGAGGCGATCAAGCTGCCCTTCCAGCGGGGCAAGGAAACCACGTATGCCGTGAAGTTCAAGGGCATCGCCGACGCCAGCCGGCCGGCCGGCGACCAGGTGGGGATGGTGTGGCGGCAAATCTGATCGGGTGATCGTGTGAGCAGGAAACTCGAATATGCGCAGCGCGGTGGGGCGGGTCGAGGGGAAAACGATTCCAGGTTTCCCGCCAGCACATCAGAAGAAAGGCAGCGATGAAGATCCCGGTCGATGAGCTGAATATCATCGTGCGCCTCGATGGGTTGGCGCTGGTAAAGCACGCCCGGGGTGCTGTGCTGGAGCAGCTCGTCACGCCGGGCATGATGGAAGTCGTTTTGCGCGTGCTCGAAGCGGAGTGGCGCGCGGAAAGCGTGCAGCGTGGCTCAGTACAGGGTGGTTGAGTCGTTCACCCGATCTCCCGATCTCCCGATGGTAGGTATCCATGACAAAGGCAAATAGCGTCGCCACGGCCGCTGACTTCCGAAAACTCGCGGAAGATAGCGCATTCGAAGAACCGAGCCGCGTGGTCCTTCCAAAGAGCGGTTTGGGAGTAGTGCTGCGGCGGCCCACCAAATTCTATTGGGCATTGCGCCGCAGTGAGTGGCCGCACGAGCTGCGGGAAAAACTGGATCTGGTCGGTGTGGGTGTGAGACCGGAGCTCACTGCTGACGAAACGCTCCTGCTTGTCCGCGAAGACCAGCAGATGCTCAATGAGGCTTTCGTTGACCCTAAGCCTTCCCTTAATCCGGGTCTGACGCAGTTCGATCCCAACTGGCTCCCGAAAGAGGACGCTGAATTCATTCTGAAGTACCTGCGAGGCCAGGTTCTGGCGAACGGCCAGGACCTGGACGCCTTTCCTCGAGGCCAACAAGGGCATGCTGAGGGAAGCGGCGCAGATGGCGCGATGGTACGCGAAGACGCCGAGCGAGATGTTATGTCGCGCGGTGGCGCTTTGGCGCATTGACGAAGCGGCAACCGCGGCGTTGTTGTCCGCCCGCCAAGAAGAATGGCGGGACACAGATTACGCAGATGAAAGTACGGCAAGAAACATTTACTGGTGAAGGAAGTCATCAGTCATCAATTATTAGTCAGTTGTCCCGCCGCGGCGGGATGATTGAAAACTGATGACTGAGAACTAAAACGGCTGACCGTCCGCCAGGAGTTATCTTCGCAATGGCCACAAACACCTCCAAGTCCACACCGGCAGCGCCGCGCATGAGGGCCGACCTGAACCAGGAACTCATCGCCCCGCTCCAGGAATTCGACAGCATCGCCCGGCTGGTGTCGAAGGATATGGTCAATGAGCTGACGCCCAGCATCCAGACCTGGGCGCGTGACACGACCCAGTCGATTAATGCGGTTCAAAGCGCCATGCAAACCTTTGAGGTGGTAGCGGTCGATGCCTTCATGGGGACAGGCGACGCCATGACGGCGGCCGGGATTGCGGCAGCAATTTATGGCGAGAATGCCGGCAAGGCGATGGAAAAGGCCGCAAAGTCTGCGCTCGCATCGATTGCGGAACAGGCGGGGGTCAGCGCATTGAACGCCCTGGCACAAGGCCTCTGGTTCCTGGCGCAAGCCATCTTTTTCGGCGATCCAGACGCGGCGGCCGCAGCGGCGACGGATTTTGAAGCAGCGGCGGAATGGGGCGCGATTGCTGGAGTGGCGGGCGCAGCAGCAGCCGCGATTCCTGGCGGCACTGGCGGAGGTGCAAGCTCCGGTCGCGGAGCGGCCGGGTCCCGCTACGGCGGGAGCGAGGGAGGTTATGGCGGCGGTGGCGGCGCCCCACAACTGGGCGGCTATGGCCTTGCACCCGGCGCAGCGAGCGCATTGAATCCCCCCAGCGGGCAGCTTACGGTGATGGTGGTGGGCGAAGCGCAGGCGGGTCAATGGCTTGCGACCACGCTCAACACTGCCGTGCAGCGAGGCGTGCCGTTGAATGCGACGACGGTGCAGAAAACGCCGTACGCCGCAGGCTAGGCGGGAAGCGTGAAGTGTGAAGGATAAAGGATAAAGTGAGAGCAGTTTAGTCTTTACACTTTAGCCTTTACACTTTCGAGCCAAACACGATGAGTAACCCGAAGATAGTTTACGATCCAGGAACTGGCCCAACGACTCTGACGTTTCTGCGCCCGCCGCGTAAAGTGCCGGCCTACGAGTACAACGCCGTCCGGCACGACAACATTTCGAGCGCCGGGGTGCGCGAGGCTGTGCTCGAGCGCGTCGAGACTTTCCTCGAGTTCGAGATGGAATGGGTGGCTATTGGCTCGGACGTGCAGGCGTGGAATCAGTTCATGCAATTCGCGCTGGGCGGCGGGCAGTTCGGTTATTACCCGGACGCCTCGCAGCCGGCCTTCACCAACTACTGGCTGGAGGACACCAACTGGACGGCGGCCTACAAGAGCGTCGGGCAGTACACGTTCAAGCTCAAGTTCCGGGCGGTGGTTACGTGAGGACAGTCGAAAAGTCGAAAAGTTCAAGGTCGAAAGCCCCTCAACTCTTCAACTCTTCGACTCTTTGACTCTCGACTCTTCGACTTTCAACTATGATTCAAGGTAACCAAACCTGGCAACTGGCGCTGGCGCAACCGCAGAAGCAGGCGTACTATACGGTCGAGATTCCGGACTTTGCCATCGCCATCGCAAGCTTTACCGCCTCGGCTCAGGCAGCGACAATGCTCAGCGGCTACGGCATCATACTCTACGGCGTTGGTCTGTACGGGACGTAAAAAGGGTAAAGGATGAAGGATGAATTCATAATTTATACTTTACACTTTACACTTTCATGAATTTCTGAATTTATGCCGACAGTTTCGCAGTACTATCCGGGAGATTTCTACGGCGACACCGCCCAGTCGCTCGAGTGGCTCTATTCGCGCCAACTGAAGCTGGTGAATGGCTGGGAAGCGAATGCTCTCGAGACGGGCTTCCCACTGACCTCACTGCCGGGCGCGCCATGCGTTCCGACGACACCGCCTTTCATCGAGTGCGGCATCGTTTCGCAGAATGATCTCAGCCAGGTTCCGCAGACTGCTTGCGAGAGCATCTGCATGGTGCCACCTGGGATATTGATGCTGGGGATGGATAACCAGCTTGGCCCGGACGGATGCCCCATAGACCTCTCACCTATCGGCCTTCCTTTCGGGAACCTTTTTCCGCCCGTGCTGCCGGTTACCAGCGCGGAGATCAGCGCCTACTACCAGCAGATGTACGCTGCCAACCCCAGCGGCTCCGTGATCAACGGGGTGACCTATCCCGTGCTGGCGGGCCTGACGATATATGGCTATCTCTTCAATCCCCAGCAGAGCATGCTGAATTACCGCATTGACCTTTTCAGCAAGACCGACATCTTCTATTACCAGGGCAGCGCGGTAGGGACCGGGGCATACACCAGCGGGCCAATGAAAGGCCAGTATCCTTCGCCGTCACAGTTCCAATCACTGCTCGTTCAGCAAGGCTTGTACGGCTACTGGGCCGCGCAGGTGCCCTTCCCAGGCATAGTGATAGCGGTGCTTTACCCGACGAGCGTGGCGCAGCCAGCCGTGGGCTCATCCTTCAGCGTTCTGCCGGCGGGCTGGCTTTGCCACTCGAATACCGGCGTGGGCTACAAACTCACGAGTTATTTTGCGCGTATTTACGCCAAGACGGACGTCGAGTACTTGCAGGAAGACAACATCCCCATCATCGTGCAGGATAATTTCCACGCGCGCTGCGGCTCGAGCCTGGCCCTGCGTCCCGGCACTCCCACCGTGCATGTGATGTACGTGGACCCGGTGAAGGGTCCCACGCAAGTTTGCACATCGCTGGCGGCTGATTGGGCTTTTCCATCATTGCCACTTTCTTTTATTGTGCCCACTTCCGACCCGCTCTATTTCCCCGATCCCACAATGACGGAAGGGGCCGCACTGCAAAACCGCAGCTACATCTATGATTGCGCGCTCGCGATTATCGCCTTCTCCGGGTCGGGCAACTTTGTTGCGGCCGCGCGAATCATTAAGCAGCTCGACGCGATTCTCGACAATCCCGGCTACCTTGCTTCAATTATTCTGGAGAACGGCGAGGATGGGGCCTCGGCGAGCCGATGGACGAAGAGCAACTCCGGCGATTCCGTAACCGACGTGAACGATCCTACGCAGCCACCTTATGGCAATGGTTTGGTGGTCGATTTCCACGCGCTTGCCGCAAACGATACCTTCACCTATTCTGGCAGCGGCTTCCCGGACACCACCGATGGACAGATTCAATTCCAGCACAAAGAAGCGCAGGCTGTTGGCTTCAACTTCGCTATCGGGGTCACCACCGCAGGCGGAAAAGTCACGAGCGTTCAGGTAACCTCGGCGCCGGTCGCGCCGGCGGCGCTGGCAGGAACCATCATTACCATCGCTGTCGGACCGGGCAACGGTTTGTACCGTTTTCACCTGGTCAACCTGGCTGAACTCATCTCGACGCTCGCGGGCGACACGCTCAGCTCGATCACTGGATTTGTGGTCACATTGAGCGCACCGGGAGACCTTTACTTTGACAACTTTTCGGCGGGCAACGTGCAGCCCTCGAATTCCCTTGCTTTCAGCTACGACACTTACTATGGCCTGGTGGACCAGGCCTACATCCGCGCCGGGGCCATGGGTTGGGTGTGTTACGCCTACTGCATCTACATGCAGATCACGCAGGATTTCAGCCCGGCACTCTACCTCCAGCGCATGATTAACTTCCTGCTCACCTTGCAATCCACAGCCTCCGACCTCACCAATGGGCTGTTCTACCTCGGCTGGGGAACCTACGAAAATCCGGGCTATCAATTCGTGCCCGGACTCATGCAGCGGGTTTCGACCGAGCACCAGATCGACCTCTATTTTGCTTTCATGCGCGCCGCCGCAACCCTGCCCACTGCGGCCGTTCAGCTTCAAAAAACCAACCTGATCACTTCCACGCAGGCGGCCTCGCTGAACGCCACTGCTTCGCAATTGCAGAGCATTGCGGATGTTATTGCCACGAAGGTTGTTGCCAACCTTTATATCGCCCCGAGCGGCGGCGTGCCCGGCCACTTTGCCCAGGGTGCGGGTTCTTCAGCAACGCCGCCCGCTGGGCTTGATACCAGCCAGGCTTGCGACGCTGCCGGCGCTTGGGCGGCGCTTTTCTGCCACGCCATCGGTCGCGACGACCTGGCTCTGCAATGCCTGGAGTTTGTTGACCAGAATTTCCTGCTTCAGAATAAGCAGATTTTGCTATCTGCCGCGACGAACTCCTACAACGAAACTTATCAGCAGCTCACTCCCTTCAGCGGCTTCAAGTTTTTCAATGATTCTGCGGGCGGCTATTCAGGCTCTCCTCTCAGTATCTCGCAGGAACAGAGCTGGAGCATGCTCCTGGCGCTGCTCGATCTCTACAATATTTCAGGGGTCGCGGATTACTTCGCTAGCGTCTATGGCAGCCTGGATGCCTATCTCACCACGCTCATCACCAGCCAGCGCACTGTGCGCGCCACCACGGGTGATGGCTCGCTGCTCATGTTTTCGCTGGCCTCGCGCGATTTGCCTTACGAATTTGAAGTTTGGCCGGCCTTTGCGGCGACAGCATGGTTCTACCTGGTCTCAACAAATCCCGGCCTGCTGCTTTCCCTTGCCAATACTCCAACTCTTATCCCCTACCTGCAAATTCCGCAGGGAGCGAGCCAGCGGGTGAACGAGCTCGAAGGGCAATCCTCGCTGGGCAGCATGACCATCACCAGCATCGATCCGAATGGTACGCTCAAGGGTCTCGCAGCTCAGGATGTGCTGATCGGCAGGATGGTGCATCTCAAGCAAGGATTTCCGGGGCTCGCCCTGGGCGATTTCACCACTCTGCAAACCATGCAGATCACTCAAGTAGGCCAGGACACGGATGGCCGCATCACTATTCAATGCGCGGATGTGCAGCGCTTTATCCAGGGAATGCAAATTTGGCTGCGCGGCGGGCCGCTCTGGTGGACACCGGGCGGTCCCAAGGCGCAGCAGCCCGTCGGCGCCTCCTGGCTCGAAAACGGCTACCAGGTGAGCGACCAAAACCCGCGCTATGTGGCAGGCAATCCGATCGACGTCATCCTGGCCGTGCTCCAGAACGAGCTCGGCGTGGGCCAGGACCCGGCCCTCCTGACCTCGAATTACGTGATGCAGAGCCTCGCGCCCATCTACCAGGAGCAACAGAACTACGAGCCCTTGCCCCCTCCAGAAGGTTGGGCCATCTATGTGCCTGGCCAGGACTCGACGCTGATCAATCCCAACCCCTACATCGACATTCCCGGCTTCCTCACCTTCCGGGACGGCGAATTTTCGGGCGTTTGGTTTGATTTTGTGATTACGCGGCCCATCGATGGCAAGCAGTTCATCGAGGAGCAGATCTTGAAGCCTCTCGGCCTTTACACTATCGTCCGCGCCGATGGCCGTCTCTCGCTCAAGACCATGAAGCCGCCTGTGGTGCAGACACCCGTGTTCGCCTTCAGCGCCAAAAACATCATGGGAATCCCACAGACCCAGCGGCAGAACATTGTCAACCTGGTTACTTTCCAGTTGGACGTGCAGCAAGGTGGCATCACCACGGCGGCGCGCAGCTACGGTTACCAGGTGAGCTATCAGCAACAAACTTCGCTCAAAGCCTATCGGCAGGTGTACGAGCAGCAAATCCAGTCCACCGGGCTGCGCGTGGCACGCGGGGGCATGATGCTCTCCCGTTTGCTTGCCGACCGTATCTTTCGCCGCCACGCCTTCGAGCCACCCGCCTACAAGTTCACTGCCCAGCTCGCCACCTTACAGGTAGAGCTGGGCGACTACGTGTGGCTGACCCACCCGAAAGTCCTCGATCTGACAGTCGGCAAGCTGGGGCTGAGCAATGTGGTCTGCGAGGTGATCGACAAGCAGCCCAATTACAGTCAGGGAACAGTCGATTTCGCCCTGCTCGATACGCGGTTCATCAGCCTGGCAACAGCCTTCCAGATTGTGGCTGCCTCTGCGAACATCCCAAACTACGCCAACGCCACCCCGACCCAGCGCGCGCAATATATGTACATCTCCTCCGCCGCTACAGGGGGCGAGAACAGCGACGGGACGGCGGGGGATACGATCTTCTGATTGGTGCGCAATGTCTCAACTAGTTTTAAGTGCTATTCCTGGGTTTTTCGATCTCGCTGACAGCGCCATCGCCGCTGGCCAGCCGCTCACCGACGACACCATGCTCAAGATCTCCCACAGCGCCAAGTTTGGCGCGGTGCGCGGCAAGCTGATTTTCATGGGCTTCTATGCGAATGGCAACACGGTGCCCACGCCAGTCGATCCTGACGATTACTACACTTATGCGCGCAGCGAGTGCCAGTTCGTCGCCATGATATACAGCAACCGCGCGCCGGCGCCGGGGATGGTTCCCGGCCAGGCCACGCCGCCCCCGATCTCATCCTCACAGCCCGGCCCGCTCTATAACTTCCCCGGGGGCTGGGACATTGACAACGCCTCAGGGCTTGTGACCCTGTGGACGTCCTATTACGCGAACGGCACCGAAACAGTTAACAACGACGGCATCATCAAAGTTTATGCTATCTGCCTGCGGTGGAGCCAGAGTTCCCAGCCCGCACCTGGTCCGCCCACCCCAACTCCTGCTCCGCCCGCTTCTCCCACTCCGCCCGGCCAGCAGGTCGCGGCAGTTTCGTTGGCCGACCAGGACGCTTCGCTTGGAAGCGTCACTAGTCCCGTAACGATATTGACAGTGGCGGGGGCGGGGGAGTTTAGCATTGCCTGCACAATGCACTGCACCGTGCCGGCCACCAAGGTTTTGAATTCTCTTGGCGACTTTGCGCAGGCCTCTGTGACCTTGGTCTGGGGGGCTTCCGCTGCCCTCACCCTGCTCGAGCCGGCGAGTGCTTCCACAACCGCGTGGGCGAACAGTGACGGTGTCGTCCAGGACAACGGTTTCGATATCATGTTCGAAACGCCGGCGGGCGGAGCCACCATCTGGTACTACACGGTTTGGACGGTAGAGAGTCCACTTTCGCCCGGAGCGTGTTCCTACGATCTCAGCATAGTGCTCGATCAAGTTTCTCCCGCTCCCACGACTCCCAGCACTCCTCCGCCCACTTCATCGACACAGATCGGGGCAGTTTCCTTGCCCGTTCAGACTGCCTCGCTTGGAACGGCCGCCAGTCCGGTGGCGATAGTGACTGTGGAGGGGTCTGGGCGGTTCACTATTACGTGGACCTTGCACTGCAATGCGCCGGACTCCGGGGTTTTGAATTCTAATGGCCTCTACGCGGAGGCGTTTGTAACTCTGGCCTGGGGAGCCTCGGCCCCCATCGTCATCCTGGGAGCAGGCGACACTGAACCGGCAAGCGCGTGGGCGGATAGCAATGGCAGCGTCTGGGACAACGCTTCCGAGCTGTCATTCGGGACCTCGGCCGGCCAAACGACCATCTGGTACTACACGACCTGGGTGGTCCAGAGTCCTCTTGCGCCTGCCGACTGTTCCTATGATCTTAACATAGTGATCGACCAGATATCGTCGTAGTTTGCTGAATGGAGGACCATGGCTGAATTGACCTTAAGTGCAATTCCTGGTTTTTTTGATATCGACGACAGCGCCATCGCCGCCGGCCAGCCGCTCACCGATGACTCCATGCTCAAGATTTCTCACAACGCCAAGTTTGGCGCGGTGCGCAGCAAGCTGATCTTCATGGGCTTCTACGCGAACGGCAACACGGTGCCTACTCCAATCGATCCTGACGATGGCTACGCTTACTCACGCGGGGAGTGCCAGTTCGTCTGGATGATCTACAGCAATCGTGCGCCGGCCACTGGATTTGTTGCTGGCCAGGCGAGTCCGCCCGGTCAATCATCCTCGCAGCCCGGCCAGCTTTACAACTTCCCCGGCGGCTGGGACATCAACGATGCGACGGGTGTGGTGACTTTGCGGACAACCTACTGGCAGGGTGGGAATGAGGTTATAAACAACGACGGAATTGTCAAGGTCTACGCCGTCTGCCTGCGCCTGAGCGTGAACAATGCAAATTGAGAAGGCAGGAAACAGGAGGTGAAGCTATCCCGCCGCGGCGGGTCAGCTATCAGCTTTCATCCCGCCATGGCGGGGCGGCCCGGGCGGGCTGAGAGCTGAAAGCTGAAAGCTGAGAGCTAAAATGGCCGTAACTCGCACAGTTCTTCCCCGCAAGGGTCTAATCCAGTCGCAACACGGCCTGACCAGCTACGAGGCTGACCAGGACCAGAACTGGGCGCTCCTGGATGCTAATGTCGCATTCATGAGTGATCTGCCACTTACTTCATTCCAGCAACTCGGATGGAATGGACTAGTCTCCGGCTTCGTCCTCTCCCCTTCCAGCACTTTGGTTCCTGGGATCACAGCAGGCAGCCTTTACGCACAGGGGGCGGGTTACGCGGCTGCAACTGCACCTACGCTCCCGCCGGCGCCGGCCAGCCAAACAAGTTACCTGTTCTACAACTCTGTAAGCGGCTTCTATTACCAAGCGGGCGCCGTGGGCGCGACGGCCGGCGACGCGTTGGTCGGAGTAGTCACCACCAACACCTCAGCGGTTATCGCCGTCCAGCAGGCGACGCCCATCTTTGGCGCGGTGAGCGTGGCTTCCAGCGCGGCGGGCAATTGCACATTTCCGCATCTACTCGGCCGTGTTCCCATCTGCGCCATCATCCAGATGACTAGCAACGCAATCATCTGGTTTCAGACGCCGACCAGCTACGACGGCACGAATCTTTATCTTGTGGCCTCCGACGCGGGAGTCACAGGGAAGGTGATCGTATGGTGAGAACAACAGGATTCAGGATTCAGTCCGCCGCGGCGGAAGGATTCAGGGGGTTGCTCTGGAATCTCATCCCCGCGTTACCTCTGTGTGGCCTGCTGGTTGCCGGCATAATTAAGGCACAAATGCCGGCCAACACGTCTGTCGCCTCCGTCAACGCCAAGTGGGTCACTGACCGCGGCAGCCAGGTTTACAACGTCAAGGCCTACGGCGCGAAGTGCGATGGCGTAACCGACGACAGCGGGGCGTTTGCTGCGACGCTGGCTGCGATTCCGGCGGGCGGGGGGACGTTCTTCATTCCGCCCAGCGCCACCCCTTGTGTGCTCGGTTCTGCGCGCCTGGCAATAGCCACCAGCAACGTCCTGGTTTCCGGCTACGGAGCAACCCTGCTCTGCGCGGTTGCCGACGATTGTGTGACCACGGGAAACCTGTCAACCTCCAGCGCGAACTTTGGCATTTCGATAAAGGGACTTGGGATTGAGCCGGGCGCAGGTTCGGCGGGTCACTCTGCGATTCGAGACAACTCCCAAGGCACGCACATCGAGGATGTGACTTTCCCAGCCAACGGTTCATATGGGTTCAATCACCTGATCGAAAACGACGACGATGAAAGCCAAGTGGCGGATAAGTTTTTCCTGAACGGCCACGCGCTCGCTTGCAGTTCTAGTTTCTGTGGAGCAGCACTTTGGGGAAACCCGGCGGGAAATTCTGGAAATGCCGCAGGAATCACCTTTGCGTCGAACTACAACATCGACCCCGAGTGTCAGGGTAATGCGGTGGACTGGCAACTAGGAACGCATTTGACTTTGAGCAACGGTGTCATGCAGGCAGTTAATCAATTTTTTATCCGCGAAACCGGCGTTATTACCAAGCATATGGTTTACGAGGAAGTGGGCAATTGTCAGAATCCACTTGGCAACGTAGGTATTGCGGGGGACATCATGAACGGCGGGAGCGAGACGGCAGACGGGATGGCTCCGTCCGGTAGTCTTGCTCACTACGTTTTCACGGGCACAGCCGGGACAGCGGTATACGGGTACTATATTGTTGTTCATAACACGGCGTCAGGCTTTGGGGCTAGCGTTCCTCTGCTCGCGGGCATTGCCGTAAACGCATCAGCTACAATTGATGCCAGTGATACGGTAGCAGTTCTGTGGAACGCGATTCCCACGGCGTCAACTTACGATGTGCTGCGCGTGACCTTCGTCGGCGGCACTCCGGCTCCCTACGGCACGGGTAATTTTGCCGTGGCCACAGGACTCACGCCCAGCGTTTGCTCGAACGGCGTGTGCTCGTTCACGGACAACGTGACCAGCCCGAGCAGCTATACCGTCAACTCGTACCCGGCCAACTATGTGCCTTACCTCCCGCTTTGGGGCGCGGACCTGGTGCTTTCCGACCCTCCGACCAATGGGAGTAACAATTTCTACGTCGGGTCTTACAGCGGACCTCAGCCGACGATTTCGACAATCAATGTTTGCGGCGGGGGCTGCCTCGGTAACCGAAACGTCAGTTTTGGGTTTGGGCCTGATGACGCGACCAACGGGGGTTATCCTTATTCGCCCAACAACGAGTTGGCGCTCGGTGGCTGGTATCCCTATGCGCCGGGCAGTTCGGCCCTCCTCCTGCCATCGCAGTTTAACGGGTCTTCGGGGCTTGGGGGAATAAAGGGTGGCATCAATCTTGGTGACGTCGGCCAGGAAAATGGCCCAATAGACCTAATCACCTGGGCTGATTCAAACTATGCAAAGACGGTTTCGACTGTGGGGCATCGTCCTAGTTATGACGCAGGCGATACCGCTACCTGCCAGGATAATCAGTATCCCGGATATCTTTGCACGCGGGCCGCGACCAGCATCTCGCAGTACATCAATAGCCTGCCCGACGGATCGAGCTGGCTGGAGCGTCTGACATCGGGCGTCAAGACCTTCAGGGTTCCTTTGAACGGCTTTGCCATAGCCCAAATCCCATCGACGTATATCGGCGGTGTGAATGACGTGGCGACCGGAGGAACGCTCAGTCCTAACACCCAATACTGTTATCGGGCTACCGGTGTGGACAGCCTTGGCGAAACAGCGCCCAGTGCTGAAGTGTGTCAGACAACGGCCAACGATGGCAACAGCACCCATTCAATTTCCATATTGATACGGTCACAAGCCCTGGCAGGAGGCGGCTACAAGGTCTACGGCCGCACCAGTGGCACTGAGCAGCTTATCACTTCAACGCCGATCACCAACACCTATCCGGGCACCTGGGCAGCCTTTACCGACACTGGCTCCGTAACTCCCAGCGGGGCGATGCCCACAATTAACACGACGGGACAAGTTAAACCAGCGCTCTACTCGACAGCCGCAAACTGCTCGTCTTCTGCCAGTCCCGCCATTTGTGGCTCCGCAGCAGCAGGCTCTTTCGTGATTGGCGCATCGACAACTTCCGTGGTGGTGGACACAACGGCGGTGACAGCCAATAGCCAGATTTTGCTCACCGAGGATTCATCCTTGGGGACGAAGCTGGGCGTTACGTGCAACACTCAATCGCTGCTGACTTTGGGGGTGCCTAAGGTGACGGCGCGCACGTCAGGGACGAGTTTTGCCGCGTCGATAGAGGTTGGCCCGACGACCAACCCGATGTGCGTGAGTTACGCCATCATCAACTGA